ACAACTAACTCACCTTTCTCGTTGATCTCTTGAGACATTACCGAAACGGTTTTACGCTTGCCGTCTGCTAATGTAATCGTGACCTCTTCAGGCTCGCTATGAATATCAACAGCCATTGACGCGTAGATCTCAGCATCGCGGCGTTTAGCGTGCTTCAAATTGTCTTGATATATCTGTGCCTGCTGATCGATTCTAGACTGTAAGGCGTGGATAGCCTTGCCCGACATATCTGGATCAGAGAAATCTTGAGGTATACCAGGATCAGCAACATCTTGAATGGCCGCCCGTGTGACCTCGATACTCTGGATCAATGCGCTTGGTATTGGCTGCTCAGGCGTTACACCTACTGGGCCTAACGGCAATGGGTTTCCGTTCACGTCTTTTGAGTGTTGAAGCTTATAGGGGAAATTACTTTCCGCGCCTGACTCGCTATACATCGGCTCGTAACCCTGAAGCTGCTCAGGTAAATAGATAGGAACCTGACGCGGCGAGCGGCTAACAATATCGGCTAGATAGCTTAATTGGAAGTTGCGCAATCGTTGGGGATCTTTAGCGAGTCGCGTTATACCTTCGTAATATTCTTCATCTTCAACATAGCCGCGCTCACCGTAAACGGGGACTACTGGGATATACTCGCCCGCTATGACCTCACCTTTGCCATCACCGTTTAGAATGCGCTCACCTGAGCAAATATATAGCGTAACTTGGTTGCGCTCCACCTCCTTCTCAGACTCGACTGTATAACCTGTGTCAATTAGATCATCCATCTGATCTTCAAAATCTTCTTCGCTTAGTGTGACCTCGTTATCAAAAATATCCTTGAGCTTGATCACCTTACCTTTGACTTTCTCGGTATGGTAAAACTCGACAACATAAATATTATGGCTTTGCGTTATCCACGGAAACACAAAACTGGTTTCTGGTGTAGAGAAAGAACTTTCGTTTATCTCGTCGTCATAATCCTCGCCTGTAAGCTCTTGCCTAAGCAGTTTATAGCCATCTTCTGAATAGGCGTGAAGTACAGAGACACGCTGAGCGTCTGACTTATCAAGCATCTTGGCATTTGAATCAAAGAAGCATTTGTTATTAGCCTCGTAGATAGGCTTACGCTTAATGACCTGCTTTGTGTCACCTGAACGCATAGAAACGTACTCAGTGGTCAAGCGCCAAGCACCATACCCACATACCACCGACTCCTGACTGGCCATGTCATAAGATTCTTGACTTGAATTGGATCTGTCATCACTACGATATAACCCGTCGATAAGGTCTGCACCATCCTGACGCGATTCATCAACAGGCTCAAAATCTATTTGTACGGGGTTTGCGCGTAGACCGGAAAGTATATGCCGGCCGGCCTTTCTTAATACGTCGAATTGACCGCGGTATTGAAGCTGCGATTCGGTTAGCGCGTTATCATCCCACTGGGTGACGTGATAAAACACTAGGTCATCGGACGCCATTTCGCGTGTGGCTGTGTTGTGGCTATAATCTGTATCAAACCAGCCCTTGATTTTATCGTGTTCTAGTGCCATTTTTAGCGTCCCATTGGTCGTAGAGGTTGTGGCATTCTAACAGCTTGCTGCACTGCAATTGGCGCTCTCATTAACATCATTAATGAATCCCCTAAGTTTGGCGATACCAATTTAAATTTAGACTTCATTTCAGGCTTCGTGTACAGCTCGAAAAGTCCGTTTCTGTTCGTGTCTTTCACTGGCATTCTGCAAACTTCAGAGCGCAGTTTAGGTAGTAATTTAATCTCAGAGCTAAAGCTGATCATCCTCTCTGGGTCACAATACTCATCATGAACCACTGCGCGATAGGTTCGATAGACCCGCTCGCGTAACTCAAGGTAATACTGGGCCCGCTTATTCTTTACCGAGTCCTTAACCGTTCGCTGATCTTGAGCGTTTGAGTTAATCGCCGGTTTGTATATCGTGTCGGGAAAATCTGGTGACTCGCTTCCTTTGAAGTTTATAAGGCCCATTTTTTTACCGCCTAAATCTTTTGCCATCTGCTCACCAAGACCAATACCCATACCGTCACAGTCCCACGTAAAAGAATCGACCTTATGCTGTATCGCTAAACCAGCAGCCCAATGACCGCCCTCGTTAACGTTACCGTCTAGCTTCTCTTCTATCGCCAAGACAACGGAACCATGACGCATTGCGTAGCCCTTTGTATCTCCGCCCGTGTCACTAGGGTCATGTGCCGCCATTCTAGCACCGACCGCTTTAAACCCTTTCTTTAAGTGCGCATCGATACAAGCGTCAAACCACTCCGCTAATATTAGCGCATTCTCAACACTATCATTATACGCACCTTTCCAGATATGATCATACAATGCGCGCGATCTATGCTCTAAATCCCACAATCGTTCCTCTTCAAGTCCAGACTGGTGATACCAAGGATTGTCGTCATAGTTCATAACGACAATTAAATGAAGGTCGTCTTCATAAAACCCGTCTCGGTCTAACTGCTCTTGAAACGGGACGATAAATCGTTGACTGAACGGATCCTCGCTTGATCCTGGGTTAGCAACGAACACCATCGAAACGTTAGTGTCGCCATCCATCACCTCTTCAAGCTCAGTGGGTGCGCCCTTCTTTGGCTTTTTACGTGCGGTTGGAGTGAGCGCGGTCAATGAGTCTTCGGATATGAACTGAGCCTCTTCGATCCAAAACCGCTTAAAACCATGCGCTGATTTAATACTATCAACGTTTCGCGCTAGACCTGCAAATTCAAACGAGTCTTTGCCATTGTACTTAATGCTTGTTTCTTTAACGTCGAACCCGTCAAATTCAAGCCTAGATTTTTCTTCCTTAAGTAGCGAGTGAACCGAGTTTTTAATCGAGCTTTGGTATTCGCGAAGGCAATACGTTTTAGAGCCGGTATCTTTGGCATCAATCAAGCAAACATCTGTGACGCCCACCGATTTTCCAGAACCACGCCCACCAATAACAATAATAAACCGCTTAGTGGATCTTAATACCGCCTCCATCTTGAGGGGGATATAGACATCTGGCTCAAATAGTGTTGTTTCCCAATCCCCGCCATTTCTGATAATCGTTCGAACCAAACCCTCTTTGGGACACACCAAACCAACAGCCGTGGTTGTTTGCCCGACATTTACCGAGACTTGAGATTCTAAAAGGCCGATACGCTTAACTAGTGCGTTCATTAAGCAGCTTTTCCAGTGACTCGATTCTTTCCTTTAAATCTGTTGCCTCTTCAATATCAACAGCAGCTTTGACAGATTGAATGAATGTGTTTGCAATATCGGGAGGTATATCCCCCTTGCTTGCTGCGTCTAGCAATTGAGCCACTTGTTTTGCTGGCGTTGTGTTAACGTCGAAATCGAATTCGACATTTGGCATTACCGCCTTCTTGAGGGGTGATATTCTTGCAAGCACCTCTTTCAATGCAAAGTTATCATCTATATCTAAAGCCCGCTTGACAAGAAAGTCATAAAACCCGTTCTCTGTCTTTCCCGCGCGTTTCATTGCGTTGAGAATTTTAGTTCTCTCCGCAAGTCCGCGAGGCTTGGTTTTTACTGTTCCATCGAAGCTTGTTTTTGTCTTTGCCATAAAATTCGCCGCATTTTTGCCGTATAATCGTAGTATAACCTACTTTTACGGTTTACCAAATAGCGACAAGGCTTGCATCTGTTCCCGTCGCATTAACACGTTTTGGTCTAAAAGGTAGTGTTGATCCTGCGACAACAGGAACCGTTACAACGTTATCGTCATCACCCACCAAAGTGGCATTTCCTGACGCTGTAACATATAAACTTCTGGGAGACGGGACGATATCAACCGTATCACTAGGGACCACAACAGCCCAAGTTGACGCCGGTTTTAAAGCTGATTCTGCACTCATAATCCTAATCCTAATCTTGTTGCTAGTCTTGATTCGCCGCTTGCAGTTAAAGCAGGGTCGAAAGTTGTTGTTACAAAAAAGTTACCTACCACACCGCCGACAGTCACAGACGACAGAACAGGGGTGGAATAGTTCGGGCTTGATGTTATTCTTTGTTGGATCACGTCACCAATATTAACGATACCGGACCCGCTAGTATATCCCCCTCCGTTTATCTGATACTCGCCACCCGTTACGCTTATCGTAAAAGGCCCGCCACTACCTGTTAGGGATGCCAGATTTGACTCTGTAACCGTAGACAAAGCAGCACCAAAAACGTTATTAAAATCTAGCGCCTCAACACCAGAAACGTTAACAATCCTAACAACCTCATCAGCATCTATTTCATCACTGTTGGTAACGTTATAAGTGACCGAGTAAGATCCCGAAACGCTAGTGTTAACGCTGTTTACGGTGATTATACTACCTGTTATATCGCCATCTTTCTGGTCGTCAGCAGTCGCCCCAGCGTCAAAATATGGAGTGTTAACCGTATGATCTACTGGCGTTACCCCAAGAAGTGTGATTACAGGCTTTTCCGTCTTTGGAATGATAGCCCAATCAGCACCATCACCCGTTCCATTTCTAAGCGTACCATCATTGCTAGATACCGATTCAGGAACTGTGATCGTGTCGCCCGTTGGCATAACATAATCAACAACGTCTGAACCGTCGACGTTTACTGTGACGTTGCCTATTCGCCAGCCTAGCGGGGGTGGAACGACTGTATCAGTATCATTTATATTATCTGTTGCCGCGATCCCGCCTATGCGTATCAACCCGCCACTAGCGTTTGCCGCTGGGGGTGATATTGCACCAGAATATACCTCGACATCATCAACAAACAATGACCACGTACCTAACGTGTCCCGAATTACTACAGTCAACTTACCCGTAAAAGTTCCACTTGGGAATGCATCACCTAAAACATATTGTGGTGCCGGTCTATACTGATTCTTATAGTAAATTGATATAAAGCCAGCAGTAAAAAACAATACTGAAAGATCACGATTTGAGCTTATACCCTGATCAAATATAGTCCTAGATGCTACCCCCCATTCGATACTAAGATCGAGCATCGTTATCGTGTAGATATCGCCTGTAAGCGGTATCGCATTTGGCGCTGTTATATAGCTATTGCCGTTGGGTAGCCACTGATTATTGCCCGACTCAACAGATACATTGTAGTCACCCAAAATGCCGCCCGAATAATCGCCTAATACCTGTGTCATATTTATGCCTGCACTTGGCTCGTTACGAGCGGATTGTCTAAGCCTAGCGTGTCGCCAAAGGTTGCTGTATTGAAGCTCACACGATAATCTACATTTTCAGATGAAATGCCCGTCGTGATGACTAGCACGCCATTTGTTATGATTTCAGTACCTCGATAAACCTCGCCGCCATCGCTCACACGCTCAACGCGAACGTTTACCATCTGGCTCACAATGTCGGGCCCACCAATAGACGTTTTTAGGTCGGTCAGTCTTAGCTCGTAAACCGTGGGTAGTGGATCAACAACTGTTACGTCAAAAGCCCCATCACTGAAACCCTCGCTATTCTCAAGACGAACCACGCCAGTAATTGAGGCGCTAGTGGTCGGCGTTCCGCTAACGATACCCGTATTTACATCGACTGTTAGACCGTCGGGCAGTGAGTTATTAAAGTCTGTGAATTGTCCCGCTGGATTACCCAATACCGACACATCAGGCGAGAATGATACTGGTACGCCACGAGTGATCTCTGGTGTTAATGTTGGGTATGCCGTGGCCGCGAACTGTGGAGCAACTAACGCCGCGCCCGCTGTTGTCGCTGTGAACGTCGCTGAACTTCGATTAACCTCTACCGTTTGCTGAACCGTTTCACCAGGCGTCAGACTCGCTGTTACAGTTGCGCGTGCTCTATTCTGACCTGCAACCGATAGAATCGGACTAGTAAACCAACTAGTTCCACCATCGTTTGAAATCTCGCCAATACCGTTTGTTATGACCATTGTCACATCAACGTCAATCCCTTCAATAGTCGCGACCGACTGAACCGTAGCACCCGCCGCCGCGCTTTCGTTGGGGGTGAATGAAAAGGCGTTAACAGTCCAGTCAGATACCGTGATCGTTAGGGAATCGGTAGCAGACGCTTGATGATTGTTCAGGCTGTCCGTATACCAAACCGAGCGCACGTAATCGCCTGGTAGTAGCTCGTCATTAGTCAAAACGGCATCAGCATCGCATGTATTCGTCTGCAATAAAAACTGATTACCTGCGGTTGTCGGCCATCCTGAATTAGCGAGTAGCGAATTATCAGAGAATGCCCCGCCGTTTAGCGTGACAAAGCTGAATCCTACCGGAGGATTCGATAGCACAGCAAAACCCGCGCTTGTTCCGTTCGCGTCCTCAATCGTTAAGTCTTCATTAACGTCAATCTGACCCGATTTTGGCGACGTAGCCTGAATCACGTTAGGCGATACTACAACTAAATTGGTGTAATCACGACCACCACGACTGACGCTAACAAGCGGCTCTGTGATAGGGCCGTCTAGCGTAATCGTTATAATCGTTTCTGGCCTAAGCTCTGAAACCGCCGTGATACTAGGAGTTACCCCGCCCGCCTCAGGAACTAGATTGGGCCCAAAAACCAACTCAGTAGTATTGACGAGCATCGGACCAAACGAATATCTATCTGTTAATGCCATCGCTGTTACTCCGTAGTGATTTTATGAGTAGCGAACACTGTACCGCCTGCGTTTTCAAATGTGACGTAATACGTTGTTGCTGGTCCTAATGCCGCATCTTCGATAGTAAACTGACCGCTGGCGTTGGTTGTAGTTGTACCGCTAAGGACTTGATTATCACTTGTTTGTAAATCTGATCGAACCGAGTATTTAATTCCCGTTAAATTAGCCGCTGGGGTTTGAGTATTCCACGGTGTTAGTGTGCCTTCAAGTTTGGGAACAGTAGCCACTCCAACTGCATAGGCAATAGAGGCGTCATACTGAAGCAAGCCTGACGCTGTCATCTGGGTTAAATCTACTGTATCCCTAGTTGGGATAAAGACTCGATTACTCGCTATTAATAGCGACCCTTGCCCTGTATCACCCGAGTTCAAATAACAAAACCCTACGCGCGTAACGTCAGCAGTCGCCACACAAGATACTTTCAATTGTGGCGTTGGATTACTTAAAAACCCTATCGAAACGCTTGATATCTGGTGCGTATAAGTGCCCAATGGAAGACCCGCAGAAAGAACGTTTAGATTATCCGTTATATCTAGCTCTAAGCCATTCCTCAAAGTGCCGCTGTTACTGAAACCAAAAGCGCTTGACCAGTTATAAGCGCCATGAACCACAAGAGGTTTAGTTGTTGCCTCTAAGTCAGCAGGGAGTGTGCCGCCACCACCGTTTGATACACCTATAACAACAACGTCTATTAGCGCCTCTGAAGCAGTAGTGAAAGTCGATGTTTGCTGAGTTGTTATTACATGACCGAGCGCCCCAGATAACCTACCTATGTAGGTGTCATCCTGTGGACTTGTTGTGGTGTCGTCATGTAAATATAATAAATTAGCCATTAATTAACCTTTAGCCCGTCTCTGATATATGCGTTTATTGCGTAAGACGTGATTCTAACGTCATTTTTTAAGAGTTTTCTTGATAAAATAATCCCTATCATCGTATCGTAATCACTAGATTTTATAACAACAGCAGGAATAATAC